GAACCTGTGTGCGAATGTTCGCCCCGGCCCGGACGTTCTGCGCGGAAATGGCATAAACGCCGGTGATCTGCCGGACGGTTTCGGTTTTAACCGCGCTGTTCACCCGGCGGACAGCGCTTGAAAAAGCCTTTTGCGCGCCGCCCGGTATGCCGGAAAGAATCAGGTTCACCCGCTCGATCTGTTCGTTTGTAATCTGAATCATTCGGTCAACCTCTCCAAATACAAAACAATGTCCCCGGCTTCCGGGTGAACCTTTCTGATCTCGTAAAGGTCGCCGTCGATCTCCACGTTCAACCCGCGTTTCGGAATCTGGTTCAGGACAGAAAGGGGAACATACATGACAAGATCAACAAGGGTCAGGCCGTCCACATGATCGGTGGACGGCCTCGACCGGTCTTGCGCGCCGCCATCGTCGATGATGACCGGCCCTTTGTAACGGGTCCCGTCAATCCAGAATTCCAGTTCGTCCGCGTGTTCTGCGGTGTTGTGGAATACTGCCAGCAAATCCCGCTCGGCCTGTGCTTTGAAATTCCGCATTACAGGACGTGGGCGACAAACCAACTGTTGACCTCATGGGGAACGGGAAGTGGTTTGCTGTTGATCTGCAAAAAGCGGCGGTCCGGGCGGCGCTCCACCCATGACTGCGGGACCATATCGCCCTCTACTGTGATAAACTTTTTCCCCTCTTCGGGAATCAAAGTGATTCCGCCGTAATACTCGGAGTAGTCCGCCCGCGTGGACAAAAGCGCCAGCGCTCCGTCAGGAACAAGCGGGTATTCGTCCGGGGCTTCGGGATTGGTCCAGTCGTCAAGATACCATTCGTTGTATTCGTAAATATCCAGCGCCAATTTCCGAATAGTTCCGATGTAGGTGGACCCGTCGGGCAGTTCCCGCGGCTTGATTGCCGCAAGGTCGTAACCATCCACGTCCAGAAGTTCCTTGACCTCCGGGTGGTTGATAAAGGCCGCGGAAACGTCGCTTGCCATGATACAAATATTACAGTTCACGAACCCGGTTTTCTGAACCTTTTTGCGCCATCGCTCAATGTCCGCCATCGGGTGGGACGTGGGGGCGGACCATTTCAGCGCGTCCGTCACGATGGTTTCGACGTTCTCAAACTCAAAGTCGATCACTTCGTTCAGGCCCTCGCCGATAATAGGAATCTGCCCGGTGAAAATTGCGGTTGCCGCCATCCACTCCCGGCGGCGCACAATCATCTCTTTCAGTTCTTTCAAATCCTCCGCCAACTTCTCAATAGCGCGGTCGGCGGGTTTTCTGCCGCTATATGGGTTTTCGCCCGGCGCGCGCTCCAGCAGATCGTCCACGGTGGTAATTTTGTTCGGGGCAACCAGCGCCGGGGTATAACTTACAGTCTGATAGCCCGCGTTCGGAATGGTCTTGCCGCCCACTTTCGGGTGAACAAACGGGGCAAGGGCGCGCCCGCCCTTTTTGAAATCCACTTCAACGCTCTTCGTGTCGAACGTCTTTTTCGTCCGAAAGAACGTGTCAAGGAAGAACGTCCGAACCGGCGGCAACCGGCGAACCAGCTTCCCCAACGTGCGCGGGGTGTAAATATCGGTTTCAATAGCCATTTCTTTTTCCTCCCTTTACTTCAAAAAGATTCCCAGCTTGCGGAAAGCGGGTTTCAGGGCTTCTACCGTCACGCCATCCGGCAAGGTCAGCCCGTCGGCGAAAAATTCGCCGGTCAGCATACAGACAACGCCGCCGTCTGTGGAATCGTCCGCGGCGATTCCGTACAGGTCGCCCATCCCGTCCGCTGTCGCTTCCTTGAACCCGTCGGCGGTCTTGATAACCGGGGCGTACTGCCGCACGGTTTCGCCGTCGGCAACCTCTCCCACTTCCTTTGCAATGGGGAAGTCACCCGCAAAGAAATTCTTGCGGGTCAGTTCGTCGCGCTTGATTTCATACATGGTCGTTTTCCTCCTTACTTCGTTTCGGGGTAGAGTCGGTCAATCGCCGCGTCGATCTCGCTTTGACCGCCGACGCCTGCCGCGCCCTCGATCTTGCCCGTTCCCACGTCGCCCGCGCCGCTGTTCTGCGCGTCGTCGTTCCGGGCGGCGATATAGCCCGCGGCCTGCTGTTTCTGCGCCGCGACAATCTGTGTTGCAACGTCCCCGGCAGAAACGGGATTGTCAAACTTTGCGGCGTTCACGATCTTTTCAAAGCCCGCAAGCGCCACGCCCTCAATGTCCTGAATCCGCTTGCGCTCCGCGGCTGTCGCCGCGTCCTCGATCTGCTGTACCAAACCGGGAAAAGCCGCTTTCAGGTCCGCGGGGGTCTTGATTTCCTTGTTTTCGGGTCCCATAGTCTTTCGCTCCTTTTCGGTGATTTTTTGTGTGGTGGGGGTATTTGAAAAACCGCCGGACGTGCGGGCCGTCAGACGGTTTAACAACGAAACAGATAAATTCGGGAATCGGTCAAGGTCCATCGAAACGCTGTTCACAATAACCTTTCCCATGTTTTCGACGGTCGTTTGTGCGTCCTCAAACATAAGCTTGTCGCAAAAGCCCGCGTCAACGGCCTGTTTTCCGTCGTACCATGTTTCCGCCGACATGATCGCGGAAATTTCCTCCGCCGATTTGCCCGTTTTCAGGGCGTAACCGTTCACGATAGATTGTTTAATCACTTCCAGTTCCGCCGCGGCCTTTTTGAAGTCCTCCGCGCTGAAATAGCCCATTGCGCCCATTTTGGGGTCATGGACCATAAAAACGCCGTTGCCCGGAATCTCGATCACGTCGCCCGCCATTGCAATAATTGTTGCGGCGGACCCGGCCCAGCCGTCGATCTTGACCGTGATTTTCGCTTTATTGTCTTTCAACCGGGTATAAATAGCGTTTGCCGCGAACACGTCGCCGCCGCCGCTGTTGATTCTTACGACGATTTCAGCAACCGCGCCCAGCGCGTTCAGTTCGTCCGAAAACTGCCGCGGGGTTACTTCGTCGCCCCACCACGTTTCGGAAGCAATGTCGCCGTAAAGAATCAATTCCGGGGCGGCGCTTTCCTCCGCCGCGGCCCGGAATGTCCAAAAGTGCTTATTGACCGGCTTTTTCTGCGCCGGGTTTTTGTCCGCCATCTTCGTTTACCTCCCTTAACAATTTTTCTTCCCGCTTCCTTTGCGCGGCGTTCCGGTAGAAGTCGGACCCGTTCATTTCCATAGCTTCACGGTCGCGGGTAGAAAAGCCGTTTACAACCCGTTTTTCCGCCGCTTCCACTTCCTGAACCGGATTCAAAAGCCCTTGCGCCGGTCCGTTCCACTCCGCCGCCGTGTATGCTTTGCGAATGATCGGGTCAGCAAAAAAGCCGGGCGCGGGGATTCTTCCCTTTGCGACGGCTTCCGCGAACCACTCTTCATAAATGGGCTGGCAAAGATGGTTAGCCCGATTTGCCTATATCAACCCGCTCAGTCCAGCTTCTCCGCGAAGTCCGGGCAGGGCTGCCCATCCTGATCGCCGTAGAACCGGATGTCGTCGTCCTGAGAAACCTCAAAAGTGAGGTCGCTGTCCGACTTCGCTTTGCACTGGCAATCTCCGCCGCACACGTTCAGCGGGACGCAGTGTTTGCATTTTCCGCAGGTCATCTTTTCACCTCCAATCGGGCTGTTTTTGGTCTTTTCATTCTTATTATAGCACTTTCAAGCCCAAAATGCAAGGTTTTTCTGAAAAATTTTTCTGAAAGACTACTCAAAGTCGCATCTGACTTTGCGCTGGAGCAGCTCGTCGTACATCTGCCGCATGAGATCGAGCTGGGCTTTCACGGCGATCAGCTCGGCAGCATCACCGGACGGTACGACGGGTTCTTGTTCGACCGGCTGCGGTTCGGGAGAACCCCCCCCCCATATTCAGCCCCAGGGAAATCAGCAGGGCCGTGTCGATGGCTTGCAGCTCCTGCTCGGTGCAGCGGCCGCAGTAGTCCTTCACGCGGCTCGTGTCAACGCTATGTACTTGCTCGCAGAGAACCGTGGACACCCTCGGGGCGCTGCGGATGGTAACGTGCGTCGGCAGGCTGGTCTTGGCGGCAGTGGTGAGGTAGACCATCTCCAGCACAGAGCTGTGCTCGTTGTTCTTATCGTTGGAAACGATGACCGCCGGCCGTCCCGGCTGCTGCTCATGGCCCACCACGGGGTAGGCATCGACGTAGTAAATGTCACCTCTGGTAAAGTTGCTCATCTGATTTTTCTCCTCCCAATTTCGACTACTGTGACCGCCCGAGCCACTTTCCGCAACTCGGGTGGCGGTGTGAGCGTATAACGAGGGATTGGAACACAGCTCAGGTACTGCCCACAGGTGGGGCAGATGCGCTCAAAGTTTTGCAGGTATTTCTTTCTGCGGAAGTGGTATTCGATGTTACAGCCGGAGCAGGACAAAACGTACATCAGACCAGCTCCTTGCACATAAATCGGTCGAAGCTGTCAAAGTCCGACCAGTCCGCTGTTTCACGTTCGACCTCCGCAACGGCCTCCCACAGAACTCGCAGATCAGCGTCGTAATCTGCCGTGTCCACGTCAAGGCTGTGGTGGAAACAGTAGGCTGTCCACAAGCTCCGAAGCTGGTCGCGGCAAACGTCCGCATCAAAACAGCTCTCGAAGGCAAACTGCTTCATGTACTTCAACTCAGCCTCTTGATTGATAGAGTTCTGTAGCTGTTCAATCAGTTGTGCAGCATCGTGATAGCCGTCAGTGCACAATACGCGCAGGATTTCTTTCTTATCCACAATCCTACCTCCCTTGCTCAACGCCATAAGTCTGACGCAGTTTTTCCTCTGCAAACCCGTCGATGGTGTCGATATAATCACCGTGTTCATCGTCGCCCCACTCGTGCTGATGCGCAGTTTCAAACTCCCGGGCCCAGTAAAGGATAGAATCGAAAAGCTCACGAGAATTTTCGACTTCGATTTGATGCTGCTCTACCAGATGCTGGGCCATACAGGAAATGTCGTAGACACTCTCGCAGAGCTTGTCCACAGCCTGTTTAGTCATCTAAGCTCTCCTCCTTTTCCCACGGCAGCTTGCCGGTGTAGATGGCGTTGAGGTACGCCTGCCGGTATTCCTCGATGAATACAACCAACTCATGGAACCCCATCCGGCTGGCGATGCACTGAACAGCGTTGGCGTCAAACATATTGGTTTCGCCGGTGTCACGCACTGCCAAAAGCTGCTCCTTGATGTTCTTTCGGATTTCTTCAATCACTGTTGTTTCCTCCTCTCAGTTTTCGTCCCAGTCAGGCAGACTGTCCAGATACCGCTCAACAAACGGGATATGCGGGAGAACATAGTCCGCGATAAGGCAGTTAATCAGGAGCACCACATTGAACCCGGTCATGTAGAACAGAAACAGGACTAAATCTTCCATCTGGCTGCCCTCCATCACAGGTCGAACTCGGTATCGCCGACCTCGTAATCGGTGCCATATTTCTCGTTGTACTCCTCCACTGTCACGCTGGGGATGTAGGTGTCACCATCCACCACGAACCGATCCTCGGCCACGAGACGCCGCAGCAGTTCCTCCGCTTTGGCCGTGTCCTCACCGAAGATGACAGCTTCCTCTGCCTCAGTGATGCTGAAGCTCACACCCAGCCGCATCCACAGTCTTCGTTCTTCCACAATTCACACCTCCGTTTCCTCGTCCTCATCGGACGGCCCCCGGTCATCTACCTCGCAAGCCTCAACGAATAAACTGTGGTCGAGGTGGGTACGGGCGTCGCCCTCGTAAATCTCCATCGCAATCTCCTCTGCCCGCTCGGCAGATTCAGCGATGATGGTCAGCTCTGACATAACAATCCGAACACTGTACTCCGACAGTATTGGTTTCGGCCCGGTAAACCGCTCAAAGAGGGTGAGCGCATCGTCCCAGTCGTGGGTAGTGACGCGGTTCTTGTAGCTCATGGGGCCGGTGGTTCTCTGTACGCAATACTCGCCGTTGAGCTTAGAGAGTACCACGCCTTCCCGCTCAAAAGTACCGCCCCGGCACATCGCCATGCTGGCCTCAAACTTATCATCCTTGGTCAACTGCACTTTTCTTTCCTCCCATCTTGTAGATTTTGGATTTCTTTTTCTTGCCGGTGCCCTTCTGGTATTCAGCGATCCATACTACTTTGCCGCTGGCGTAGTGCCGGTAGTGGCCCCGCACAGTAAACTCGCCGCGCGGACTTGCATGAGAGCCCCGAGGCGCCGCCATGATTACGCCGTTAGCCCGCCGAAGAATGTAGGTGATAGATTTCTCAGCCTTCAGCTTGGCCTGTTTTTTGGCCTTCTGAACGGGCTTACGACCGGTTTTTTCCTTCTGCTCGCCCTCAGCCGGTTTCTGCCATCCGTAGGCCATGACCGCCATCACTACGCAGTAGATACTGAGCAGAGATTGCAAGTGCTCTTGGCTCACCCGCATCCGATTCTTCGTGGACGCCCAAAAGCCGTTCGGCATCCGAACGAACTCACAGCAGCCGAGGCTCTGCCCGTCCCGATTGGCGTGAAGCCGCAGTTCGCCGCCATCTCGGATGCCTTTGACTGACCAGCCTACCTCGGGGGCCACAATTTCCAGCGCCCGGAGCGAGGCGGGGTGGCTTCGCACCTCCGCCTTATGCTCGTCACGCCACGCAATCAAAGCATTGACATCATCACGGGTGAGGATGAGCTTGTCCATCAGTCTGCCCCCTCTCCCGGCTCAGTAAATGGGTCAGGCGTGAGCACTTTGTCCTTCCACCCTAACTTTTTGTAGTTGGCTCGGCAAGTCGGGCAGTTGTGGCCTACCCGCACTTCCAGAGGGTCATAGAAACACCCGCCAATGCAGTCACCCAACTGCTCACCACAGCGGGCGCAGTAGACGTAACCCCAGCATCCGGTAGTGATGTGGCTGTGCCCGAGGAGAGCGCAAGTGACGTTCTTGCGTTCCTCATCAGTGAGCGGCTCCATAGCCGCGATTTTTGCCATGTATTCCGCCTTTGTCATCATCCCACCACCTTTTCAGTTGCGGGGTCGTGCCATTCTAACCCACGAGCTTTGTAAAGCGGAACCCAGTGTTCCTCGTAGAAATCGTACCCAGCTCCGTCGATGCCAAAGAAGTAGCCAAACTCGTCCGATTCAAAAATGCGAAAACCGCAGTTCGACATCGCACGAAGGGCCCCAGGACCCGCCAGCCAATCATCGTCCGGGCGCTCCCCAAACGACCACATCGTTCCCCACATCGGGACCGGATCATCGCGGATCACATCGAACTCATTCTCAAAAGCCGGGGTGCTGGCGATGTCACTCAGCCAGATGTTGTAGTCCCGACCATCGAAGCCCCGAATCTCGCCCTCATCATGGCCCTTATGGCGACGATGCAACCGCACTCGGTCGCCGTAGCTCGGCAGCGTAATTTCCCGCCAACCAGCGGGATCATACCGCATCAGCTTTTCGATCATTCCGGTCGGAATGGCATTGAACTGATTGACCCAGTGCTCAGTGGCCTCCCGGATGGTCATTCCTTTTCGCAGCATTTTTAATCAGCCTCCTCTGTGAATTGGCAGTTTGCCAAATTGATTTCGTCGGGGTGCCGACAGAGCATCTCCAGCACATCCAGCTCGAAGCAATACCGCTCCTGATCCTCCTCAGCCATGTTGGTCCGGGCAAACGTCAGCAGCTCCTCCCAGCCATTGTAGCTGTCGCACTCCGCATCCTCAGCGATGTCAGCGATGAAATAGTCCTGAATGTAAACATCCAGCCGGTCGATCAGGCTCTTGGCGTTCTCAAAGCGGTCCCGCTCGATGCCGCCGAGGTTCGCACCCTGGCGATCCACCACGCCCCAGCCAGTGGGATAGCGAACCAGCCGGAACTCGATAACATCAAGGAACTCGTCGAACAGGCCCTCCCAGCGGTTCTGCTCAGTCACGATTATCACCTCCACACATCAGGTAATTCTCAGTGGGCGTCCAGTCCGACACGACGATCTCCATATACTTGTCGCAAAGGAAATCGCCTTCGCCGATGTACTGGCAGCAGTCGCACATACCGGGGTCACAGAACTTGACCGGCGGAGTGTTTCTCCGCCGGTTTTTCTTACGCCGGCTCATCACGGCACCTCCTCCGTTGTAAAATATTGCTCGACGTTCTGGTGATCCACTCGGGTGGTATAGTCCTCCTGCGTAGCGTCACCCCAAACGCGGGTGATGAGGGTTTCCGGCAGGTCGGCCTCGTCTGCCGCAAACTCTACCAACACCAGTGGCATATCCGGGTCATCAACGCCCCGGCGGAGGTCGATGTAAATGCCGGGATGGTTCGGGTCGGTGGCCGAGCGGGCGATGATCGCGCCCAAGGGCGTCTCTGCCCGTAAAGTAATAGCCGACACCTCCGGCGTCGGCTTCTCGCTTGCGGCCCGCGCATCGACGCCGTACAGCAGGTAGGCAACGCCCTTGCTGTGCCGCTCGTCAAACCAGTGCCAAATATCCTCTCTGTGGGTGCCCACTGGAAAGCCAAAGAACGACTGTTCCATACACTCCGTCTCGGGATTCATCGGGATATCACCGAACTCCGCCCACAGGTCCTCCAGGATTTTATCCCGCTCCCGCAGAGTGTCGATTTCCTCCAACCCGTCCATGAGAGTTGAGTAATCACCGTAGTCGATGCGGTTCTCTTGGTTCAGCCTGTTGGCAACTGTAACGGCCTGATACCTCAGCTCGCTCATCCGAACACCAGCTTTCCAAACAGGGCGAACTGGATAATGCAGTCAACAGCATCAGCGTCGAAGTCAGAAGGATCAATGTCCTCACCGGCAAACTCCGCTGACAGAGCTTGCTCATAATAGAGCTTCATGCCTTTCAGGAACTTCTCCAGCGTTAACTCCCATTTGTCGGAGCTCTCAGCGTCGTGTAGAATCAGAGAACCGCCACGAGAAATCTGCTCACTGGCATAGCCGCCGAGCATCTCACCTACGACCTCAGCACATCCGCACCAAGCAGTGATGCCGCCCTCCAGGGCTGTAACCATGATGTCGTCAATGTCCTGCTGGGTCAGGTCCACATCCATCTCGATGTGAACGGGAAATTTTATCGTTGCCACAGTTTTGCTCCTTTCTCGCCTGCCATCTTCAGCGCCGGGAGGCGATCCCCGACGGACGCCCACTCGGGGCGTTTCGGCTTATCACTGCTCGATAGCTTTCTTCGCAAAGGCTTCAGTCAGGTTGGCGAGGTAGGCCGCGTTGTGCTGCGCCTGCGCGTCATCATCCATCAGACTGACGATGTATTTGATTTCCTCTTTGAGCTCGTTGTAGTTCATTTCCTCAATAGTTTTCATTTTCGTTTACCGCCTAAAGTCATCGGGCTTTTGTTGTTCTCCATAGTCCTATTATACGACTTTTAGGCTTATTTGTCAATCTTTTTTCAGAAAAATTTTCTTGAAATAGCACTCTTAGTCGGTTTTCTGCGACCCGCCGAAGCGGGTTTCGGCTGGGCACCACCCAGCTCTCATCAGGCAGAATTTATTCGTTGAAGTCCATCTCGGCCAAGAGCGCGTTGCCCTGCTCAACGAGCAGATTTTGGAACCGGCTCTCATTCCGTTGCCACCATGCACGGGCCTGATTCTCTGTCAGTGTGATGCCCTGCTCCTCGGCAGCAGCTACGACATCCTCGATAGCCCAACGGGTTACAGCGAACCACCGGGGAGCCGCCTTGCCCCAGCGGGAAAGCAGCTCCTGCCACTGCTGCTCCGTGAACGGGGTGATCTCATCCGCCACAAACATCTGACCTTCAAGTGGGGTGATTTCATCCAGCGTGAGCTCGTCAGCAAAAGCGTCCGTTTCAAATCCATCCTCAAAACGGATATGGAACATCTTGCCGTCATCGAAGATGTCAGCTTCCTGTTCAGTCAAGGCCCGCAGCACCATTACGCGCTGCCCTGTTCGAGCGTTCAGCTCGCTATCCCCGCCGTGGGAATCAAAAAGGAATTTCACAGTTCAGCCCTCCATCTGTTCTTTGAGGTTCTGAATGGCTTCATCAGGCGTATCACCTACGCCCACAGGGAACGTGTGGTCGCAGTCCCAAAACTCCAGACAGCTTGTGTCATCCCCGAAAGGGCCATACGGAATATTATCGGGGTACATATTCCACGCCGTCCACTTGCCGCCCGAATAGCAGCCCTGGTATCTGTCAGCCACGACAGTCAGCGGATAAATGCCGTAATCCATAGCTCACACCTCCTTCCTGACGCCCCAGCGGGCCCGAATTTCATAGACCGGGCCAACCCGGACGTCGTTGTAATCAACGCAGCTCACATAGCACTCTCCGTATAGGCCCTGATTGAGATTGATGCTCCCACACTGCTGGAGCTCATCGGCGTCAGCCGGGTGGTAGTACACCGGGTACTGGCAGTTATTGCCGATGCCGTGCGCGTGTTTCACCGTAGCGCCAATGCTCAGGCCCCGAGAACCGAGGAACTGATTCAAGCTCGCCCGCAGCGTGTGCCGCTGCACACGATCCGTTCCCCACTCATACGAGACGAACTGCCTCACATCGAGAACATCCATAAACTCCTCGACAGCCTTTACCAGCTCGGGCTGTTTGGCGTCATCATAAACGATTCTCATATCTAACGCCTCCTCTCACCACGTCCGGCACAGGCCGGCAGCCGCAGTCGGCGCGATGCCGATGGCGCCCAGCTCAGAGCAGTCCGGGGCGTCGTGGTTGTAGACGTAGGCCATCTGCTGCCAGTTCGCAATATCACCAGCCACGTCATCCCGATCCATCTGCCACTCCTCGGGGTAGTCACTGACGAACAGCATACTGTCCATCTTGCCGATGTTGGTGTAGCTACGGATGACCACATAGACCAGCGCATTGTGCTCCTGCTCGAACTGCCGGATGCGCTCCAAGTCCTCGCCCTCAGCCCAGTAGAACGCCCCGAACGGCGGCTCGCTGATGCTGACGTAGCCCTCGTCCTCGAACTGCTTGATCGTCTGCGGGAAGATGCCCAGCTTCTTCATCCGGGCAATCGCTTCGATTTTCTTTTCCTCCATGCTGATATTCATGTACTTGTCCTCCTGTTCAGAATTGCCCTGCCATCGTCAGGCCGGGTAGGGCAGCTCCCGGCGACGCCCCAAGCGGGGCGTTTCGGCTCACTGGCCCAGGAGGGACTTGTAAGTCTGGAGCATGGCCGCCAGCTCCGGGTCTTTCTCGGCCAGCATCTCGTAGACCGCCGCCTTCTGCAACTGCTGATCCTTATGGTCCATGCGGGCTTTGAGCTCGACAAGCTGGGCCGCCCGGGCCTTACGCTCCTCGTAGGCTGTCATGTCCACCTTGCAGACGACCTCCCGCCCGTGGGACACCGGCCCGTTGGGCTCGCCGAGGGACACCACGCGGGCAACAGCCAAACCGTGGTGGCCCGTCTGGACAACCACAATGTCCTCCGGCTGGATGGTGTTGTCGTAGAGCGCGTAGTGATAGGTCTTGTCGGTGTTCGTCCCGTCGAGGAACGCGATATTCGCGGTGACATAGTTTCCGTACATACAAATTTCCTCACTTTCGATAAATTCAATTTCGTTTTCGTTGAACCAGTAAGCTCCGTACTGGCTCTGGGGATTGGCGCGGCCCTCGATTTTTACGGCCACATTGTCTTCGTACTGCCGGACGATTTCGCCGAACTCACCGGCGAATCTCACGTGGTAGTGAGACTTGGGCTTGATCTTCACCTGATCGCCGACGGAGAAGAAGCCCATCACGACCCCTCCTTCATGTAGCAGTAGTCCACTTTCCAGCCGTTGGCTCCGCCCTTCTCAGCAGCCATGTACGCCTCCAAGCGGACGCCGGGATCAGAGCCGTCAATGGCCCAGCCGAAGATGCTGTAGCCGCTCATGTTGGGCCGGTACGCCTTGTTATCAGAAGACACCCGGTAGGTGCGGGCCTCCAGCGAGTAGAGCTTGTCGAAGCTGTCCTCAGTGAACACGATGAAGCCCACCAAATGCGTATCGGGATTGGCACTCTCATGGTCACGGAACTTCGCAGCCAGCTCTGCATAGGTCATTTTTTCCACGTCAAATCCT